AGAACTTCTTTTTTTGTGTCTTTTGTATTTTCGCTTGCAATCGAAGAAAAAGAAAAATCGTGAATTTTATAAACTTGCTTATAAAAATCGTTGAAAGCTGAAACAAGTGTTTTTAATTCATTTTGTTTCTTTTCTTCTTTTGCTTTGCAAATCGAATCAAGCAAAGAAAAAGTTGTATTTCTTAATTTTTTTCGATATGCTTTTTTTTGCTTTTCGTTCAATTCTGTAAACAGAGATTCAATATAAATTTCTGTTTTCTTTCCTAAAGAAGTTTTTAAAAGTCCGTTTGTTTTTTCGTTTAAACTTTTAAAAATCGAATCAACTGAAAGTTTAATAGTACTATTTGCTTTTGCAGTTGCTTTTGCTTTATTAGCACTAACTTTGTTTACTTTCACTTCTTTGTTTTCTGTTACTACATTCTTTAATTCTTCCATAATAAAATACATTTAGTTTTTAAGTTTATTTTATTATATCCTTTTCTCTATAAAACTAAATGATTTATAAGAAAAAGAGAAAAGGAATTATTTAAGTGTTTCAGTATGTCAAACATCGCTTTTTGATTACATTACAAAGATACAACTTATATTTTAATTAGCAAAATTTTCAAAGAAATTTTTCTTTAAAAATAGTTAATCAAAATTTTAAATATCTCTTTGCTTTTTCAACAATACAAATATAAGAATTTTATTTGTATCTGCAAAATATTTATAGAAAAATTTTCGAGAAATTTCTAAAGAATTATTTTTAATAATTTCGTATGAAAAATTTGCAAGTAGGTTTTAGGGGTTTGGATTGGAGGCATGGTTTGGAGGTAATATGATAGGTATATTGATGGATATAAGGAAGGGGTTGGTATAGGTACCACTTTAGAAAAAAGAAGGCCCCATACAGTCCGGTAGGTATTATCTGTATATTACATTACATAAAGGCCATTAGGTGACTAGCAGGCTTTTATACCAATGCCCTGGGCCATGCAGAGAGTCCTAAAGAACTAAGGCCTATATTAGGACATGGGTAAGCCTTAGCAAGTCCCATGATGGCCTAGAGTTAGGTTACATAAGAAAAGCCCAGTACCTAAGATAGGCTGGGCTTATAGGGTGTAACATAGTTAGCGATAGTTAATCTTTGAAGATATAGAAGGTAGCTTCCTCGTAAGTAAATGTATCGTCTGCCATAGAGGTATCAGCCATAGGCTCATCCTGTAATCTGTTGAAGGTAAAGTATTCCTCATCTGTATTATAGTATACCAGGATTTCTGGTTTAGGTTCCCTTAGGTATTCCTCTAAGGCAACGAAGGGGTTTTCCTTATCCGGTATAGGTACATAGCCAGTGAAGTTATTATCGTAGGTATTATGTATGAATAGGTACCATGAGTAATAATAGTTATAGGTACATAGATATCCCATTAGGGCATTAATAGCAATCTGTGGGTTAATTTGACTTGTTCTCATATCTGTATAATTTTTAAATTAGTAATATGCAAATATAAGCATTTTATTTAATATAGCAAAACCCTAATCAATTTTTATAAATCCTACTGAGGCCATTAATGGATAATGTCTTAAGGCTACTTAACTTATTAGTAATCAATTAGTTACATAATTCATATCTCTTCTAGCCATTCTTAGTAATAATACATCTAAATATAAAGGCCGTTAATAACATACTTACTAGTTTTAGGTACCCCAAATGGCCTAAATCCTAATGCCAAATTACCCCTAATCTTAATAAATTTGATGGCCATGAATGGTATATTTTAATGCCTAATCCCCAAATCCTATTGCCTAATCCTAACCAATATCTATATAATATATACTATATAAAAGGGCCATTAGGGGTCTAGGATTAAGGGGATTTAGGTACCCAAATAGGCCTTAGTTGTGGGCCTTTTAGGCAATGGGTCATAATGACCAAAGGCTGTGAGACATATGTGTTAGATAGCTATAGAGTAGTGTGGTTGTATAGTGCTAGGCCTTCAACTAGATTAGGTACTCAAAAATCCGCAACCCCCGGCGAAGGCCCTGAATATTAGTATTAGTTATATTGATTAGTATTACATGGTATTAGGGTTAATGTGTATCTTAGTTATGTATGTAACATAGTTAGGCCCAGTATGATTTTGTTTTATTGTTCATACTGGGCTTTAATATTTATTTGATGGTATATCTTATCCCTGTAGGTTAGTGATAACCAGGTATATATGATTACTGGGATTAATAATAGGGTTTTCATTTCTGTTTGGATTTTAGTTTGTTCTGGGTACGGAGGAGCTTGTTGAAGGTTGCACCTGAGTCTGTGTAGTAATTGGGGTTTGGTTTACCTGGAGTAGGAAAGTGTTCATTCCATTTATCCTGGTGGGGTATGTATACTTGGTTCTTGGATTTCTTTTTCATAGGTCTAATATTGCGGTTTTGAATCCTATTGATGTTAGTTCTTGGGTTTGGATATGTACGATTTCGAAGTATTCCTTGATACCCTGTAGAGAATAGAATTGTAATACTCCTCCGTCTCCATATTCAGCATTTACCTGGTCTATGATTTCTTGATAAGCCTTGTCTTGGTCATCTTCGAGTGAATGATATATGTCTTGGACTTGGCCTTCTTCTATGATTACCAGAGTTGTGATTCTTAGTTTCATTTTCCGTAATGTTTTAGTTGGTGATTATATTCTGGGTATTTGTTCTCGTAGTAGTCATAGAGATATTGGTATTCGTCATCTCCTGACCAGCAATCAAGGAAGTAATCATATTGGTCCTCGGTTGCCTGGGATGGGTGTATTCCCAATGTATACTTGCAGTAGTGTTCCCATACTGTTTTAGGTTGAAATTTATTAGTAGGGAAAGCCATGACTACTAGAGCCATGGCAATTGATGTTAGGATTATAAGTTTGGTTCTCATTTGATAAAGGATTTGAAAAGGTTGATAATATTTTCGGTGAAAGTGTAAAGAGTTTCTGGTTCTTCGAGGAAGTTAAGATAATAGTCGATTTCCTCGGCATGTTCTTCCTCATCGAAGTTATCCTTGTAATGTTGGAATTTTTGCATGATAAGAGGTTTGTATTTTTCCTGTTCCTGGATAATGGTTGCACCGTAAAGTACCATGTCTACTTCGTCTACGTTATAATCAAAGTATTGGTCATCGCAGCCTCTAAGTAAGTCCATTTGATTGAGGATATCCATTAGGTCGAGTTCTAAGGATTCCTTATCGGCATAAGTATATACCCAAAGCATATCGCCAGAGTAGTTTACCATATCATCGTAATGTGGGTCATCTTCGGCAATTTCGAAGTCATATGTATTTTGGGCATGTGACATGGGCATTTGGCCTTGGATAGAGATAATATGATAAGGATTTTGTGCAATGATTAATGCAAGTATTGAGGTTGAATTTAATGTTGTCATGATGTTATAAGTTTTGTGGAGGGTAGTGAGCCCTCCTGGTTAATATTAAGCGAGTTGATTGTTAAAGTTGGTCTGGTTATCAGGGTCAGGCCAATTCATGGATTCCTCCATGAATTCGGTAGTATAATCGATAATGGTTGCAGCATCGTCCTTGTTAATGGTAGCAACCTCGGATTCGATTTCCCGTTGGATTTGGTCGTAGTGATAAGCAAATGACCTCCGTATGCGTGCAGCAATTCCGGGGTATTTTTTAAATAATTCGATTAATTTACTTTCTTCTTTCATAACGTCTATATTTAAATTATTAATGATATGCAAATATAGAAATAATAAATAATATATGCAATAACCTCGATTACCTACTGAAGCCTTATAAGGTCAACTATCTCGATTGAAGAGTATGGCATACCTATAAGTTCTGAAATTATCCTTTTGGTATGATATACATGAAGATGGTTGGGATTTAGTTTTACCCTTGGGAATATTAGATATAGCCTTAGTTCTTCAGTTCTGTAAGTGATTATAAGTTCCTCACAGAATTTTTCGTTTTGGCAATCGAAGGATACTAAGAATTTAGACTGTTCTAGCATATTATTAATATTAAGCAATGAGTATTCTCATAAGTTAAAGGTTCTTTACTAGTAGGATGGGAGGATGCACCCATTATTAGGATAATTCCTCCCATGACTAAGATAAGTATAATATTAGGCTTCATGTAATTCCTGATAGGTTGTACATAAGTCCTCGATTAGGTCCTCGATAGTATCCTCCCAGGAATCGTACCCGTCAAGGTTATATTCCCCGGCAAATACGAAAAATACGTCTCCGAATATTAGCCGGACTGTTTTATCTGTAAGGTCCTCATCCTCGTCATATAGTTTGTTTTCAGTTTCATTATCCAAGTCCTCGTCTCCATTGAGTATATCGGATATTTCTGATAAACGTTTGAGATATGAGTTAAGAGTTTCAAGGTCCTCTTGGGAACGTGTCTCTTTAAATTTAAGATAAGTTTTTGATTGTGACATAGTTAGGCCTCCTCTGATTTTAATGGTTCGGCAATTACTGATAAGAAACCTTCAGGGTATAAGGTATATAAGATACGGTACCCGGGTTCATGTGGTGGTAAGAATACATTAAGTATATTCCTGAGCAATGGATAAAGTTTCCATTGGTTATCCTCTAGAAATTGATTCCATTCGGCTTTTTCTGTATCATAGTTAGCTGATAGTTGAATATGGAATCTTGGATTTTCCTCGGATAGAGGAGTAAATACGTTGGTGACTACCTCGATTTCGTTTGATTCCTTTTTGTATTGGGTAATTGGATACCAGATACCTTCGTTTTTCCATTGATTGAGCTGGAATATGGTCATCCCAGATTCAAGTAAGTTGGTAAGTTTGTAAAGATTAACCATGTTGTTGTCTATTTTAAAATGAATAATATATTTTATTTCTCACTACAAATGTAAGAATAATAAATAATATATGCAAATATAACTGAGGTAGAGGCAGGCTCTGTATGAATTAGAGTCCTGCCTCTTGGGTAGATATGAAAACAACTGGTTAATCGTCATTAAGAGAATCCTCATCAAGGATTTCATTTGATAGTTCGTGAAGAAGTTCTACCTGGTATTCTTTTGGTAGGCCATCTATGGTTCCCTTGATTTTCTCTTTTAAGACTCCTCTAAGGGTATCTTGGTATTTTTTAACAAGGGTAATAGCCGAAATTGGTACGGGTATAAGTATCCTCATTTGTGTAGTATCATTACATCTGTCAAGTAATTCCGATAACTCTTTGCGGTTTTCCAATGAATGTTGAATAACCATGGCGATTACATCTGGTTGTTGAACATCAGTACAACCTGAAGCATAGCGTACAATCCTATCAAATGTTGATTCGGTAATGTCAAAGGGCATACCATTTAAGAACGGTTCCCTGAAGTCAGGGTCCATTGTTTCTGTTTCTAAAATAGCTCTGATTTTCATTCTTCTACTTCTCCTATTCCGTTAGCAAGTAAATAATCGTAGTACAAATGTACGTTAGTATCTCCGTAAGTCCTAATGTAGGATTCAGCATCCTCTGGGTCTGCTGAGACCCAGGGATATTCTTGTATTTGAGCCCGATGTAATTGTAAGGCTAAGGCTTTTAATTCTTGTTCGTTCATGATATTCTGAAGTTAAGTTGATAAACCCAATTATTTCTGTCCAGTTTGGTGAACGATATAAAGATACCGTCACCATCGGTAAAATTTTGCATAAATCGTACGCAGCCATCAGCAATGATGTTTTCTCTTGGTCGGTCTACTGTAACCAGGCTTTCAAATGTAAATGTATAATAGCAAGTTTCGTATACCCAGATTTGATTGATATCAATGCAGGCAAGTTGATAGTTATCGTATAACTTACTAAGTAACTCGTATAAGTTAGCCTTTAGGTTTTCCTTTTCTCCATTACAGAGGGAGAAAGTGTTTTTGTTAGTAAGGAATCTTTTAAGTACCTCGTCCAATGTTTGGATAGAGGGTTTAGAGGTTGTTGTTTTCATATTTTTATTGTTTTAATTATTACACTACAAATATAAGCATTTTATTTTAAATATTACTTTATTCATACAATTATTTTAAATATAGCTGAGGTTCTATATACAAGAAAAGGCAGTTGGATTGACTGCCTTCTGAGATTGATTAATCACGATTGTAAGGTTTCTTCTTTTTGAAAGGTTTTACTTCCCGGGTAACTTCTTGTTTGTAGAAAGCATCAATGTTAGAATGAAGCATTTCAATAGTCTCCAGGGTTATAGAATCCTTGGAACTAACCAATGTATCATATATGGTTTCCCATATATCGTTGGCCAGATGTTTTTGAATAGCCTCTTTGATATCAGCACCTGATTCAAATTTGATTGCTACTGTAACGTGGTCAATTGTATTACCTTCAAGTAATAGGCCTTTGAGTCGAGAGATATCGTCCGGAGCATTTAAGTTATCATCCAGGAATCTTTCTATGGTCATATCGCCTCTCATTAATTGTGAGGCATATTCTGTTGAGATAGGGAATTCTTCTATGCCAAACATAGAGTTCTCATTGTCTTCTGAGGTAAATACGATTTTTAGCATTATATTTTTGTTTTTAAACGGTTAATAACTTCGTCGTAGAACTGATTTATGAACTTAGGTTCAGGAGTTGAAGAACCCGGGTTAAGTTGTCTCCAATGGAATCTCACGCTGTTTTTAATCTCAAGAGCAAGATTATTAGCAGCTAAATCAAAAGCATCGTTGTATTGAATAATCTGTAAGAGGTTCCTTACACATTTGCTAGCATCTCCTAGAGGTACTTTCTGTTCAATCATTTCGAATCCGTCCTCGTAAATCTCTACTGTATCAATGTAAATGTCATCAATATGGTTAAGAGAATTGATTAAGTCTGGAGTAGTAACTTCTTCCTCATCTCCCAATTCGTTAGCGATTCTGAAGGCTTTGATAAAGGCATCTAAGATTCCCTGCATATCGGGGTCCTGTTCTTTAAGTGGAATACGTCTAATGATTCCAACTTGTTCAAAGGTTAAGTAATACTTGGTTTGCATAGTTATAAAATTTTAATAGTTTATTAATTCAATACAAATATAAAAATAATATATTATATATGCAAAAGAATTAATAAACTATTTAATAATTACTGAGGTAGAGCCCGGAATCTGTTTAAGTCCCAGTCGTACTTTCTGTCACCCTTATTAGTAAATACCCAAAGGTAATGATCCTTGTATTCCTTTGCTATGGTATTATATTTAGAAGTCTGGATAATGATACGATTTGGTTCGTATTCAATCAATTCAGCATGTACTGTAGATACATGAGGGCTTTCAAGATTGAGTTTAGCCTTGAAGTCTTTAAGGAACTCATCCCGGTTTACACCATAGTTATCTCCAACGAATTTAATGTAATCGTCCTCTACCTGTTCTAACATGGTAGATACCTTGAATCTAAACTTGTTCATCTTTGTTATTTTTAAGGGTTAGTAATTTCTCTTTTAGTTCTTCGGCACATCGTTCAATGATATTATTTACCACTACCAAGCAATCATCATCTGCAAATGACATAATGATACCCATACATTCATCAAAGTAGTTTCTAATTGATTGAGGGTTATTCCAGAGTACATCCCAGTTCTTGCAATAATTAAACCGAATAATATCTACGTATTCATCTACTGATACCTTACTATCAGGTAGATAAGGGTATACCTTTGAATACATCATTTTGAAATTATCCTCAATCCAATCCTTTAATCTAAACTCTTCTGGTAAAGCTTCATAATAAGAAGTATCTGGAATATAGAATCTATAAGCAAACTCCTTATCTGTCTGTACTTCGATTCCCGGGTATGAGTTAGCAAATAATACCGGTATCTTGTAAAGTAATAAGTCTGGTACTCTATCGTATACCTTGTAATGATCTTGGTACTCTTTGTATGCCTCAACATAAACTCGGTCATCGTATATATGAAGTTCATTGAGTATCGTTTGAACTCTTGAATGAAAATCCTCTAGCTCAAAGTGCATAGCTACGTTAAAGGTATTTTCCATACCCTCTAACTTTTGTAGAGTAATAAGTTTGCGGCTTTTGATTACTCTGATTTTCTTTTTCTTTCTGAATAGTTTGAACATGTTGTTAAAATGTAAAGTTAATATATACGTCCTGGGAACCTTTCATGAATTTTTCATGGTTGGTGTCATCATATTTAAAGCAAGAATATTTGCCTACTGAGCGTTCATATTCTCCTCTTACCCATACCGGTGCAGTAGTAGTTGGTTTGAGTTTAAAGTAAGTACCTTGATTGATGTTCTTAATCTTGGTCTTTTTACATTCGGGGTCTAATGTTTCCATATATTTGTCTATTTTTAAATTGATATGCAAATATAATACTTTTAATTTTAATATGCAAATCCGTATATACACAACTGAGGCCACCGTTAATAGGTAGCCTCTAAGTTATTTTCTTTTGTTTAAGAATGATGCAGCAAGGGATGTATCTTCTTCTGCCTCTAGTATTTCATCATCCTCTAAATACCTATCCATCTCTGGGTCATATGAATCAGTATCAATCCTCATTTCAATCTCCCTACGCAATTCATGGTGTTCTTTAGAGGATAATTCCATAGCAGCCTTATAGTTATCTGTAATTTGATTGAGTTCTTTCTTATTAAGATTAAGGCCCTCTTTAGACGTATCTACTCCCTCTTGCTTAGTTGCAACTACTTCAGGCAATGAATTGATATCATATTTGTCCTCTAAGAGTTTTGCTTCTTCAGTTTTAGTAAGTACCTTTTGAGATTCTAATACAATAGTTCTTGCTTCCTCTATCGAGATA